TCTATTAAACTACTTTTTGCCTGTTTTGTTTATTGCTGTAATTCTCTTACAGCTTCTTCAAGCGCAACGGGTTCTAAATATTCCCAATTTTCAGATTCAAATAACATGAATTCGTCGGCGTGTTTCAATTCTAGTTCATTCATAGTTTACCGTTCTTTTTAAGGTAACGTCTAAGTATCTCAACCCCAACCATTACCGTAACTATCAAAGACCAAAAAATAATATCAATCACTACTTCCATTTGTCCAGCGTTTTAGTTCGTCATTAACCCCCTTTTCGTAAATTTCTTGCATGTCTTCGGCTGTGAATTTTTTGGGCTGGGCTTGTCTCCCTTCTTTCCACATCTTGTAATCTTCTTCGGTCACGCTTCGTACTGCGGTCGCCCACGGTATAGGATCAATTAAACCACGGCTTATGAATTCTCGGTTTCGTTTTTGATAAAACAATCTTCGTTCATCACTTACCAACCAAGCACCAAACGCAATTGTTTGTTTCTTAGTGTTATACGTTGCTTTAGACTTCTTTTTTACTTCTTCTGACATGTTGTTAATTGTTTGTTTTGGTAAAGATACCTTAATTTAATTGATACGCAAGTTTTTATTATTTAAAATGTAATAATCTCTTATTGATCTAAGGTTTACGGGTTCTATACCCCAATACCCATACATTAAAGAATACCTCTCAATCTCTTTTAATCTGCTTAATTGTTCTGGAACACCCGTAAGAACGAAAGGATTTTCTTTTACTCTCTGTTCAATACTGAAACCACGAAATAAAGACGGGCTACCAATAGCACTATTAATAATACTGGCGCTTGACCTGAAAAAATCACTTTCTAAGTCTTTTATAGTTTCTGGATCGAATTCAATATTAAAATATTGATCCATCGGAATCAATTTGATACTCTTAATGCCACCCATGTTAGCACCGCCGCAACATTCTGTAACTTTCTTTTCTGTAAATCTTTTCATTAGTAACAAGTTATTTTATATCGGTTTGTTTGACCTTGGTAAATATATTCGCCAGTTTCTAAACTACAACTGTTTGTTTCCGCTGGTGTTTCGTAATCTAAAACCCATTGCAAGGACGGTAAACCGTTAACGTTTACAGGTTCTAAAATCTCATGTTGTTCTAAGCATTCGCATTGAGGTTCTAAACTCGCGTCTACTTCTTTATTACAGGAGTTGAGCGCGTAACCCAACCCCAATAATAAAAGAGTGCCGAACAAAAAGCCCTGTAAGCTATTCATAAGTACCTACAATCGCTTTAAGTTCTTTCATTAAATCCCTCATGCAACCCGAACAGCTACCAACTTGTGAAACGTCCATTCTAAAGATACGGGCGTAAATAGTTCGCATTTGCATTGCTTGACTTGCATTTGCTTCAAACGGGTTTGAATCGAAGAAGCCTTTAAGAAATGTGTATTCGTCAAGCTCCAAGCAGTAAGGTTGCTTACCTCGTAAATGCAACTCGTTCAGCTTCTTACGTCGTTCTTCACAGCCGCAATCTTCACCTTCGGGCGTGAAAAATTTAACAAGCGATTTAATACCCGTTGCAGTTGTAACAGCGTTCACAACGTCACCTAAACCAGTTGGTGCGTTAGCTTCGAATGATTCGTTTAAATCTTCTTGCGTTTTTTCAGGCATAACCGCCAAAGTGTTTTCGTTGTTTTCGCCTTCTAAGGGTACAAAATCTTCGTTTGCTGGTTCTTCACTGGTAAAAGCTATGAAGGGTTCACCGTGAGCGGGTTCGTCTGTTAGAATCAATTTTTCAACGCCTGTTGGTTCTTCTTCGATTAATTCAATCGTTGTCGCTTCGTCCAATTGTAAATCTGCACCCTCTACAACTGGTTCAACTGGTTCGGCTACTTCTTCTTTGCTTGCGTTTTCGCGCTTCTTTTGAGCAATTGTAACGCCTTTCTTCTTTTCTTCAAGCGTCATTCCTACGGCTTTTTCTTCATTACTTAGTCGAACTCTTGTTTTTTTGTTATTTCCCATCGTTCAAATCTTTTAGTAAGTCTTTAATAATCACAGACTTTGTTATTAAATAATCGCGTCTTTCCTTGTCTACATTATCCGCTAACGCTTCTTTTGCGGTGTCTTGTGCTTTCATAACTAGAAAGTCGGTTACGGCTCTAACGCCTTGTTTTTTCGTCATTCTGTAAAATTAGTTCGTAATCTTCATTTAATAAATCTTCGAAGTCTTCTTTAAGTTCTTCGGATAACTGCGCTTTGCAGTTTTTTAGAGTGGTAAAGACACTTGATAGGCTTATACCTACTTCGTCTCTAATACCTCGCATTGATTTGTTTTCGTAAACGTAAAGCGTGAATAGCTCTTGGTTGAAAGGATATTTACCCTTCTTATCGAGTTTAGCTATTTCGCTGTGCATTTTGTCTAAAACAACATTCGTTGCGGCTTCTTTTAATTCGTGGTGTTCGTCAGCTTTTAAGACACCTTCAACGTCTCCAAAATCTACATTATTTGCTTTCTTCTTTGCTTTTACGTTCGCAATGAACATCGTGTGAAGAATGCACCAAAAATAAGTCTTGTTAACCTTTCCGTTATCTTTTAAGACACGATCACCGTAACCACCTTGGTAAACTCGTAAGTAAGAATCTTGTATAATATCTTCAACGTCAGAGGTTGCGCCCATCTTGTGAAGGTATTTAACCCATTCTTTACGGTGTTTATCCAAAGCTTCTAAGTAATCCATACGCTTAAAGTTTTAAAGTTATTCGGCTAAGTTACTCAATCTTTAGAGAACCACCAAATTTATTTCAATAATTATCGTTTTTTCTTTGGTTTCGCACCAACTACGCCACGTTCAAACGCTTTTGAATCTTCGGTTTCTAGGATAAATAACAACGTTTCCTTTATCATTTTAGCCTGTAAACTGTTTTTCTTGTCTTCTATACCGTGTACAATGTGCGCGTCGATCCTTACAAATGCGTGCAAGTCCTCTATAAACCGAGTTCCCCCACCAACATTTGTGATGGTGAGGGAACAATTTTTGCGGCTTAACAGACAATTAACAATATCTGTAAACTTCATATTAGAAAGGTAAATCGTCGTCTTCTGCGCTTTCTGTACTTGCTGGTTCGCTGTTTGCTTCACCTTCTACTTTTGTACATTTCCAGTGCGAAAGCGTTGTAAAAACTCTGTCTTTTTCTTCCCAAAGGCGAGGGCGAATATTAAACTCAACTTCTACAACGTCACCAATTTTATTGTACTTAGCAAAATTGTGCGCGTGTTCTACGTGGTCAACTCCCTTGTAAATTTCAAACTCCCACAGGTTATTGTATTGGTCGCCTGTATCAATTCGGTAGCTCAATTTAGCCGCTCCGCTTGCTAATACTTCAACCTCTGTGATTGCTGTAATTGTTCCTTTTACTGTGTAATTCATACTGCTTTTGTTTATTTGTTTGTTATTAATTGAATGCAAATGTAAGTAACTTATTTCGTTAAATCAAAGCTTCATTAAAGAAATATTCAATTTAAGTCGATTTTTTTCAAAGATGGTTACTTTTTCACCTTTATGTTTCTTGTATTTAGTCGGCGTTGTAATCTCCCAAAAGTCTAATTCTAAGTCTTTTACGCATGGGATTGAATAAGCTTCGTAAACCGCTCTAAGCATTCCGAAATTGCTTTTACCTTCTAACAATTTTTCTGCTTTTTTCTCACCTACACCGTTTGCGCCTTTGATATTGTCGGAATTATCACCCACTAAACATTGTTTTAAAAGAAGTTCGTAACCTTCCTGTTCGGTAGTGTAAGACCAACCGCGAAATTCTTTTTTCTCGATCATTATTTGATAACCTGTTGGCGTTTCAAATGGAACTAAGATTGTGTTACCGTCTTCACTCTTAACCTTGTCTTTGTAATAGTTAAAATGTGCGCCTTTAATTTGTCTTAAATCCTTATCAATCGCAACAATTATACCGTTACTAATTAATTTAGCTTCAATTCCTACAAGGTCGTCAGCTTCTAACGTGTCACTGTACCGAACATCTATAAAATCTTCTTCTAACATTTGAATAACGTAACTCTTAAATATGCTTACCGTTTGCATTATTTCGTTAGGCTTACGATTTGCTTTATAGCTTGGTAGTAAGGCTTTGCGAAAGTTTTTACGGCACGTTGTAAAGAAAACTATAACGTCTTCAACGTCGTAACCGTCGTCTTCAATTTGCCATTTAACCGCGTCAATTTGCTTGTTAAAATCTAAGTACATTTCTTCGGGGTCGTATTCGTTTTCTCTGTGAGCGTGTACAACATTGTACAACATTGAATCAGCATCGACTAAGAGAGTATAGAAGCTCTCATTTAAGAAAGCTTCTATATTATCTCTTCTAGTTGCCTGCCCCTCACTAAGTTGAATAAATCCTTTTAAAAATTCTAATTCTTCTTTCGGGTTCATCTTTATTTTTTTAGGTCGTTAACTTGTTTAATTTGTTCGTCTGTAAGATCGTAGAAATCTAAAACGGCTTGCGGTGTTGTCTTCGCTGTACCTCTAAAAATAGCTTCGCAAATTTCATCAAGCTTAGATTGAAGACATTTTAACTTAGCCGCTTTAACTGGTTTCTTTTCCGCTGGTGCTTCTTCTTTTTTCGGCACTTCTACTGGTGCTTCTACTGGTGTTTCTTCTTTTTTCGGTTCATCCTTCTTAACTTTAACCGCGTCAATCGCTGTTATTTGCTCTTTAGATAGGTCGTAATTCTTCTTAATTCCATCTTTAGACCATTTAGCGTTACCGCTCTCGATACCGTCGCAAATCGTCTTAAATTGCTTCGCGTCTAACTTCGCTTTTGGTTTCGTTGCTGGTTTGTTTCCGTCTGTCTGTTTGTGGTGTTCGTCTGTATCAACATCTTTTGAATCATCAATAGCAAACAAACCATTTAAAGCGTACTTTCGAGCGTAAGAAGACGTTGCGCCCGTTACTTGTGCCGAATCCATGCCTTTTTTATTTTCCGCTTCTCTTGCGAACGCTGTTGAAACAATCGGTTCACCGTCACCGTGAAGCGTTGCGGTTGCTTCTACGTAGTAACGTTCTCCAATCAAAACTATTTTATCCGTTACGATCAACGTTAATTCAGCTTCTTTTAAAAGCGGCTTAACCGATTCTAAAATATCTTCACAACTTCGATAATTGTACTTTCCAAAGTTATTTCTTTGGTTTTTAGCGGCTTTCAACTCGCTTTGAATCTTTACTAATTTTTTCATTTTGCTTTTTATTTACTGTTTAATAATTACTCTTCAATATCTTGACATTCAGATATATCGAATGTTCTAACAATTTTATCATCTTTATCAATTACCAATGTTAATTCACTTGAATAGTACCCGTTATTATAACCATGACCAGCTATTCTTACAGAGTACCCGTATACAGGTATAAGCTCTATACCATACCCTTTGACCCTTCTAAAAAACTCGTCGTCAAGGTTAAATATCAATCCATCAAAGTCTAATATATCAAGGTCTTCAATACATAGGTCGTGTGATTCGCAACAGTCACTTACATGATCCGCATACAAAGAATATCCGTTGTTAAATTGAATAATACCATTATCCAAACTTACCACTTTTAAATTTTTCATCTGTTTAATTTATTTGTTTTTGTAAATGTAACTACTCTTTTTGGTTTGACAATGGAAAAATCTATTTTATTTTGAAATAATCGTCAATTAATTTTACGATTGCGTCAAAATCCCATTGAAAAGAAGCGTTGTAACCCATTACATTAAGGCGTTCAATCGTTTCTAACTGATTTTTTAAATGATCTTTTGGGCTTGCTTTAATTTCTCCGTTAAGTTTAAAAGGTGTTTTTATCTTCAATTCGATAAATAAACCCGCGTAACCGTTTCTAGGTTCTAAAATCAACAAGTCAGGGCAATGGAAATTTCTATTTTGAATAGATTTGTTTCGTTGCTGTTGTTGCGGTGTAAGTCTTACATTGCTTATCGCATCGGATAAGAAAAACGCTTTCGGATATTGTAGCTTTAAATAACTGCAAACCCTTTTTTGTAATTTGTATTCGTCGTGCTTCATTTCTAACTGTTTGATTTGTAAATGTTTAACTATTTATATTGGTGAAAAATATATACTTTTATATATTATCCTTGGATTTTCATACCTCTACGCTCTAAAGATTCGAAACTATATTGTTCGTATTGATGCCACGCGCAATAGTCACGAATAAAGCGTTTAATGTGTTTTTTGTTCTTTTTTCCTACTGTTATGCGCTTGTAGTACACTTCAACAACAAACGTCGTTGTATGGTTCTCTAAATGCCCTACACGTTGTTTGTTGTAGTAAATTTCCGCGTAAGTAGAATCTACCTTAACAAATTCAATCTTTTTATGATCGTAATTTTTGGCGAAATCCTTAAACAACCCGCGCGGCTTAGTACATTTAATTTCCCAATTTTCCATTTTAAAAATCGTCGTTTGGCATTAGTGTATTCATTGGTGTTGGTTGTTGTAGTTGTTCGGCAAATACTATGTTACCGTCTACAAACTCGTAATAGTGTCCTTTCTTGACATCGTAAGAAAGTGAACAAGCACCACGAACACCAACAATGTTTGGTTTTGCTTTTGCTATAATCACATCTAACGCATTGCTTTCGAAATCTCTATCTACAATTATTATGCTTTTACCATTGTTTCCCCATTCTGAACCACCTTTTAAACTGTGAATATCGGGTGTTATGGTTTTACCTTCTGAATCCTTACGCGCCTTTGTTGGGTGTATGATCGTGTGAAAGTGTAAATTGCTACGCTCTGCAAGCTCATTTCTAAAACTTAAAGTATCTTCTAACCACTTATCTTCGCGGGCAAATCCTTCTATATCGTGGCGCATGTAGTTCCACGAATCAATTACAGCCGAAAACAAACCGTGCTTTTCCTTGTTGGCAACCGCAAATTTCCAAAATTCTTTTGGTGTTAATGCTTTTGAATTGTTCTTTTTCTTCGGGTCTAAAACCTTAAACCAATCAAGCACATTAGGCAACCATTTATCAATTTCGGCTTCTGTTAAACGATCTTCGATTAATACGCGGTTTCCTTTTGCATCGTAATAGAATTCTTCGAATTGCTTACCGCTTAACTTATGAATCAATTTACCTATAACTTCTTGCGTTGTTCCTGCGTCGGGCATGTGTATTAAATGCTTATGACCGTACCAACGCGATTGATTTTTTAAGATGTCCAAAAGCAATTCAGATTTACCCGAACCAGCGTAACCCGTCCAATCTGTACAACCGCCCTCTTTTACTGAATAATGCTTGGCTAAACCTTTATAGCCGCAATACCAAGTTTTACCGCCGCCGTTACGATGTAATTCTATTACTTTGTCTCTGATTTCGTCTTGTTGTACTATATCCATTTCTTAAAATAATTCAGTTTGATTACTACTTGCGCTTTCCAACTTTTCTACAATTCTTTCTAACTCCTGTTGTTCTTCTAGCAATCTAATTCGTTCACGGGTCTTTATGGCAATAATCGTCTTTAACGTATTAATGAGTTCGATACGTTCGTCCATTACATTGTGCGTTTTTTCTCTGCTAATCGCTTTTCGTTCGCTTCTTGTTGCGTCAACGGGTCTGCTAAGTTAGAAACTTTTTCTGTAATTGCAACAACTCCTAAAAATTTAACCGTATTTGTTAATGTTGATTTCCAATTTAAAATCGGTCTAGTCTTGTTATCTCTCGTTATACTCCAATCGTTATCTTTCCAAGAAAAATATTTTAAACGTACATCTTCGGGGTTTACATCTGCTTTACGCTCTTTAGCATGTGCAATAAATTCTTCAAGCGAAGGCATAGGCAAAGCCTTTTTTGCTTTAGGTGCTTTAACTTGTTTCTTCTCTCTTACTGTATCTGTATCTGTATCTGTATCTGTTACTGTCTCCCTTACTGTTGATTTTGCTAAGTCTTGTTGAAAGGTGTTAACACTTGTTGAAATACTTACCTTATTAATAATCAAGTCTTTATCTTTGATGTTGTAACATTCAGTATGTCCACCAAAATGAATCTTTGGTTTATAGCTTTTAAAAGTATCGTTTATTTCGCACTCCATTTTATTGGTATCCTCACCACCCTTATTAAATATCGACTGCGCTAAAACCTTATAATTATACGGCATTTTAACAGAGTTACCACTAACAGAAGAATAACGGCGAGTAATAGATAGATCAGTAACTCCAACCTTTATAAATCTCTCTAAATCATTCCAGCACTCAAGAACGTATAATTGACTACCTTGTAGTTTTCTAGCTTCTGCACTTGCCTTTCCTGCTCCTGAACGCTTCTTAACCATTTCCTTCCATTTAACCAAATCGCGTTCAAATGTAGCTTTAAAAGGAATAAACAAAAGGTTAATTAATTGATCTTCTGAAACTGGGTTTTCATCATTAACGAAAGAAAACATGTGTTTTATCAGTTTTCCCGCCGTTTCATTATCGAGAGCCTTAAAAGTTTCGTACCAATCCGTGTAAAATTGTACTGTCTTTTTGTCTTTTGCCATGTTACTTGTTTTTTCTATTAGTATTTCGTTTAATCGGTTGCACCGTTTTAGACGTTTTAAGAGGTTTTAACCCTTTTGGTGGTGTGTATTCATTACTTGGTAAATCAACATCGTTAGAGACGTTGAAAAATGCGCTTATTAAATCTTTAGGTTTCATATCTTATGCAATTCTTCGTTAAGGTTTTCAATTATATTTTCTGCTTGGTGTGTAATCTCTTTTTTAAGATCATCGGAAAGCTTGGAACGGTCTATATCTTTACCGTGAATCGTAATGTTTCCTAATTCGTAACCGTAAGTTTGCTCGTAAAAATCTTCTTGCCTATCATCAAATTTATTCGCTTCGAATGTTACCACGCAAATTTGTCTATCTGATTCGTTGTAAATAATCAATTCGCCGTCTACGGTATCACATCTTAAAGAATCTTCACAAGGGTAAGCGCAATTTAAAACGCTTTCGCTAATTGTGCCGCCGTCAAGCTCGAAAGTTTTTATTACTGCTTCGTCTTTCGCTACGAAGTTTCCCATTAGTAAGTTGCTGTATTGTACTGTAAATATTTCCATTTGTTTTGTTTTATCGTTGGTACAAATCTAATGAACTTATTTTAATCTACAATGGAAAATATATAAAAATATACTTTTTAACCCAAAAAAGAGGGTTACAAATGCTGCAACCCTCTCGTTTTCTGTTAGTTAACGTTTTAGATAAATTTTGGTTTAGAAATTAAATCACCATCGGTAAAGGATTCATTAACAAAACCTCTACGACCTTTCTTAAAATTAGTCTGTACCCACTGTGAAGAAGGTGACAAGGCAGGGTAATTGAAGTAAAAGAAATCATCACTTGTACACATGTCGAAAAGTGCTTGATGAGAATCACCCTTTTTAAAGATAACCTTATTCGAGAACTTGTAAATTTCATTCTGTTTACAATACTGGTCAATCTTTTCAATTCCTTTAGAATCTAAGAACGGTTTAAATCCAAATTTCAAAGAACTATCATCTTTACCATGTGTAATAATGAAGCAAGTTCGACCAATGTAATAATGGTTCATGAATTGTCTGTAATTGCTCACTGAAACGTTACCGTAAGACCGTTCGGCTATTTCTTTAAATGCTGAATTAACAAAATAACCAAAAGACCCTGCGTGATTATCGTTACAGATGTTATTGAATACAATATTATCGTAATGCTCCACAAGACCGTTAAGAACAATCATTTTAAATTGTAAAGCACAATCAAAAGCCTCTTCGTTAGTCATGTTTTGCGGTAATGCGTGACCGCCTCGCGTTGTTTGAGCGTTGTAGCCATCTAAGAAATCGCCCAATTCATCAACAATTAAGGTTCTACTTTCTCTTACTTTTAAAGTTCGTTGAACCATTGTGCGGGCTTCGCTTAAAATCGCTTCTTTATTCCATTCAACCGCGTACATTGAATTTCCTGTACTGTCCGTGTCCATTCCTACGTGTACGTCTGTGTAAGTAAGAACGTCAAAATCTGAACCTTTAAATTCGTACGGTAATTTAGAAACCAAATCAATAGGTTTTAAATCCTTGGTGTGCTTTTCGATCATTCCGGCAAAATCAAATTCTTCAACCTCTTTAGAAATAGTTTCTTTAAATACTATGTTGTAGTGAGGTGTTCCAGTGTGCGAAATAAATTTGTAACTTGTAATGTCTTTACGAGGTAAATTGTAAACTTCGCAATATTCGTCAATACACATGTTTTGACCAGTTGAACCGTTCCAAGCTGACATGACGAATTTTTCGTTTTTATTATTCTTGTAATCGTTCGGGTTTGTTTCGCTAATCGTTTCAACCTTTGTAGCTGTTAACGATTTCACTTGTTCGGCTGTAACCATGTAACGGGCTTTCGTGTGTCCCTTCTGAGGCTCTTTGATTTCTAAACCTAGTTTTTCAGCTTCGGTAGCTGTTAAGTATTTTCTTACTTTCTTGTTATCCATAAATAAATGTTAATTATTAATAATGCAATGATAAGTAAAATTTTATAATCTAAACGTTTTTTTTGTCTTTTTTTTTAATCTTACTGTTTTTTATTGTGTTGCCACGAAGCAACACCAGCCAACGCGAGAACGAAACCACAAAGCGTAATTAATATAGCTGGTAAATTAGAAACGGTTGTGAATGCTATTACCACGCCTACAATTAGCAGTGTGATTATCAGCATAATAAAGCGTTTAGAAGATTCTTTCGAGTCGCTTGAAATTAGCTCTTTAATATATTTAAGTATATTTTTCATCGGCTTTTTACTAGCTCTTTTATTTCGTCTAAGCTTTCTTTTATCGTGTTAAATTGAACTTGTCGCATTTCTTTTTCGTGCTTAACCTCATTAGAAACCTCTTGAATTTTTCCGCTATTCTTGCCAACGTCTTTGGTGTTTTGTCTCACGTCCGAATGGAGAACCTTTGAGAAGTAACCAAGGACAGCAATAATGCCACCCATAACTATCTGAATTATTAAATCTGTCATTACGCGACTATTTCAATGTCCTCAATACCTATCCTGAAAGTTTTTGCCATTTCGAAAATGAATCCTAAGTAGAATGAAACTCTATTCGTGCCCCTGTAATCTAAATCTTTAGGGATTGATTCTTTTATAGCTTTGTAAAGTGCTTCCACATCTTCTCCGCTAACTGTAAAACCATCTTGATAAAAGACTTTACCGTCTGGTGCTGTGTAACTGTAGTTAGCACCTATTACATTAAAATCTTCAAGCCAAAAAGTGTCCTGTAATCGCCCTTCAATTATCCCTTTTGATGTTCCGGAAGCACCGCTATTGTAGTTTACTTCCGTTTTAGTTCTTAACTTCATTTTTTTTAATTTTAAATATCTGTTTATGTTTAACTATTTTTTACCGGTATCGTTTATTTACGGTACTAATGTTTTAGATATGTAAATCCCTTCCTCGAAAGTCATACTAGCGATGTCACCAGTGCTGCCACCTCCAAAAGTTACGGTTTCACTTTGCCCTATACCTCCAGAAGGAACTCTAATACTTCCATTAAGAATGTTTAAAGCGTAATTGTTAGCTCCATTCGTCACGTCACAAGTAAACCCAATATTCGCAGCGGTATTAGTCCCGTTAATAGAGGCCCTGTGTGCTATTCTATCGGCTGTAGCTGCCGTATTAGACTCGCTATTATATCCAATTTGGTTGTCGCCTATATTACTACATGTAAACTTGTTTGTGGCTGAAGTGCTTAAAACCCTAACACCCGCAACAGAGTATGTTCCATCAACATATAATCCGTAAGCAAGTCCATGAGCACCACCGAGTCTATATTGTATTATTGCATTAGGAGTCATACCGTGACCTACTCGGCCTGTTGGAATATATACAGAACTGTCGCCTCTAAATTGTATAATGTCGTTTGTCGCAGCATTTTTAAATGTTAATTTATTAGTGGATATCGAGCCGTTAAGCTTAAATATCCTTTCGTTCGATATACTTGTTAAGTCCGTACCTCCAAGGTTTGAAGAGGCTGGAACTAAGTCAGCAATTGCTTGCGTCGTCGTTTTGACCGTGTCTCCAACCTGAACAACTGGCAGCTCTTCCGTTCCAGTTAGTGCCGCCGCTGGGTCTAAGTTACTTATTTTTGAATTTCCCGCCATTTTTTTGCTTGTTTAGTTTTATTTTAAATGCTTTCATTTTGTCTGTATTAGACTTCTTCTGTGCGTATGTGTTTTTTATAGTACCCATCCACCAAAATAATTGTCGGTTTCGGGCTTCATGTCTTCCGCTGTATTGTTGCTGTATTCAGGGAATTTATCTTTATTCTTACAGATGTAATCTAAAAATCTTTGCGTGTAATGTTCTGCTACGTCTCTCGATTTGCTTACCAAAAAGTCTACTTCGTTTTTTTCTACCGAAGTGCTATTTTCTGAACCATGCTTGTAAACGCCTTTATTCGCTACCGTGTAACTCGCGAACGGTAAAAAGTGTGTCATTGTCCAATGTATAAGCATTGGTTTAATGAAACGGTTTTTAAGGTCTAAATAATCACCTGTAAGATTGTCGTTTAGTAAATCCGTGTTTATCTTTTCGTAAAGATTAGAACCTAACGCACCTTGAATATTAATATCCTGTGCGATTTTAACGAACTGAATGAATTTGTCAGGGTCTAAGCCGCCATTTAAGGCAGTAAACTTAATAACGTCGTCTGTTTGTATAAAAAGTGCTTGTTCCATGTCTTAAATCGTTTTATGCTACGTCTGACGGTAGATTGTTATTATTTGGGTGAAATCCTTTACGTTTCATATCGTTAGGCATCATTGAAACTTTTGCTTCGTTTGTCGGTCTGTAACCGAATGAACGCGCTTTGTTTGTGCTAATCGTGTTTACATTTGGGTTATTAACGTCAATGCTTCGAGTATCGCTTAAATACGTGATTCTCTGCCACTTATGGTGACATCTTGGGCCGCCTTTGTATAGCCAAATTGAATAAGTATCTGCGCCTTTTTCGCCAAAACCAGCGTTAACAGCCTGTGAACCCATTTGCAAAATATCTTCTTTACGGTAAACTTTGTTAGAAGACATCATAGTTTTACAAAAATCACGATCACCACCGCCCGAACCAACGTATTTGTATCGAACCTTGAAAAATTTACCGTCAATTTCCGCGTCTTGTGCGCTTTTTGCGTTAGCTCTTGCCGTTCCTGAACTAACTAAACCTATCAAACCGCTTTTAAGTTTGCTTAAAGTCGTTGGTACTGGTGCTAATGAGCGTTCAAAGTTTGTTAATTGTTCGGTTAAAGCGTCGTCGTTGTCGTAGTCAACTTCTCTTGTGTCGATAATTTCCCAATCTTCACCTTCTTTTTCTCCGTACTGATCCAATAAACCTGACAAATGAACCGATAAGTTAGTATCTTCTTTTTGGTCGTTCATTTCTTCAAGGTTTTCAAGTAAGTTTAAATCCTTAAAGTACAAATCAAGAGCTACACCGTTAAAGGCTAAAATTTCTTCAACCCCTTCTATGATAGTATCTTGATGCGGCTTAACTGATTGATTGTAGAAAAACGATGTTGCGGTTTTAATTTCGTCAGCACTAGAGCTAAATCCCTGACCACTAGGCGTAATACCTACAATGTAAGAAGATACAACGTTATGATTATTCAAGATTTTAGCTTGGCATTCGTCCGATAGGTATTTGTAGTGCGATGGTGCGTCGTTTAACGGTATATCGTCAACAGTCGTTTTACTTTCCGCATTATCATTGAAAGCTACAATAACTTTCATTCCTTTAGAGCCTGTAAGCTTAGAAGTTGTTTTACTTGCTACTTCTTCTTGCTTCTCTATGCTTGGAATTCCGTTATTGTAGTTTACAACCTTCGTGCCGCTGAATGAATTTTGAGTATCATTAATTAGGTAGTCGGCTATTTCTTCTTCAAGAACGCAATAAGGTAAACACGCTTGATAATCAACCTCGTTAAAGTATTTCAAATCAATTGATTCTTCACCGATAACAAGGAATTCAATATTTTCTTTAGAAGTTCCAAATTTAGGCACTCTTTTCGGTACGTACTTATTTGTGTCGCTCCAATCATCACAGTAGTAATAAGCTTCTATATCTCCGTCTTCGTTGCACTTTTCAGGTCTAACAAGCTTAGTTTTAACCGAAGTTACTTTTTTTACCTTTGTGTGGTTCTTATTGAATACACATTGAAAAACACCAGCACCCAACATTTTAAGATTCTTTGCAACTGCTTTTAAATCCTTTGGTTTGAATAGCGATTTCATTTGTGCGTAGTCTTGCGGTCGTCTGTGAGCGTCTAAAGCATGTAAACCACGCCCCGTAATTAAACGGCTTGTGTTGTTGATAATAGAATTATTCGTTGTTGAATTCTTGTAACGATCAATCAGCCAACCGTAATAGTCGTTGTCGTCGCCGTATTCAATCCACTCATTTTGCATATTCTCGTTAACGCTAGGCTTAACGTAAGAGGTCAAGTTAACAACGTGAACGTTTACGTTCTCTACGTGGTCTTCTGCTTTAGTTTCTCTACTCATTTTTAGTATGTAATTAAATTATTGTCTGTTACCGACTCTTTGTAAACACCATCGTTTATAGAGTAATTATCTTTGTCTTGGTCAGTACAAAATATTGAACCTAAAAAGACTTCTTCCGTACCGTTAAGAACGCGAAAACTGTACTTGCCGCCTTCTTTTAAAGAGTAAGTAGCGTAAAATTTTAAAAAATACCTGTCAACAGTTGGGTTAATTGGCTTTATTAAAGTTTCGTTTGTTCCTTCGTCCGTAATATGTATTTCCGTTGCTTCTAGTACTCTAGGCACTATTACAAGTTCTTGCGGGGCTGGTGTTGTTTTTAATATTGTCATGCTTATTAAACTATTTTTTTCATTTTTTGTTTGTGGTTTAAAAAAAAGCCCCGCTAACAAGTCGTTAACGGGGCTTTTTATTTATGGACAATTATTTTTTTACGCTCCTGCTACTACTAATAAACCAGCATCAGACAATAAAGCTTCTGTTGTTGCGTTCATAAAGTTTGCAGGTGCTTTTTCCATTGCTGTAAGTGTAAGCGTGTAACCGCTTAAATCACCCATTGCCGCACCTGTTACAATCGTTCCAGCTGTAACGTCTGCACCGTTTTCGATACCCATTAAGAAGAAATTACCGTTGTAATCTTCAACTACAATTTTTGGTCTACCGTAAGAAATCAATTTAATTTCTTTGTGCGTATTCAAATCTTGCTTTTTCAAGGTAAGGTTCAAAACTTGTTCAACAAACATAGTTCCGTTTTCTCTCGAAGCCGTAATATTTTGCTCAAACGTTGAACTTCCTTTAAGCTCAAATTTGTAAGCGTTAATTGTTGAAGGTGTAGCGTTTACCGTATCTACAACGTCCGTGTTTGTTAGATCGTAAACAATATCTGAATAAGGTGCTTCGGCGAAGTTCATAAAGTAAACCGCTCTCAATCCACCTACTGAATCTTTACAAGGCTCTAAGCGTCCTTTAGCTATATCACATGACATATTTTTTAGTTTTTAAAGTTAATAATAAGGGGGCTACTAACCCCCTATTTAAAATTGTCGCTTGCTTATACAGCAGTTGACAAATACCAAATGATTTCAGCAGGGTTAACGTACTGAACACCAGCCGTGTAAACCATTTTGTAACGAACCATTCCGCTTAAATCTGACTCGTCCATATCTTTGATACGAATGTCGTTATGATCTGCCATAAGTCCAGTACCAAAGTAAAGGTTCTTAGTTTGGAAAATTACGATTGTGTTGTCAGGCAAACCGTTTATTTCGTTAAGCTCAAAAGAACCATACTTAAGAGGTAAAGCTTCACCACCCAAACCGCTTGTGATTTGTGGAGTGATCAAAGATTGTTGGTAAGCTAATGCAACGTCAGGCGAAACACCCATTACCATATCTTTCTTACGTCTCAAAGCGCGAGGAATAGCCGCCGTTACTTTTTCAAGTTCAGAAACCACGTTGGCCTTAGTAATTGCCGCACCTAATGCAGTAATTCCGTTACCATGCTTAATGATACCACCGTCAGCGTCAAACTTGATAATAAAACCATCAAATTCACCCGTGTTAGTCGCGTCACCTTGCCACATATCGCGGTCAGTTGCTTCGGCTGTATCTCCAAGAATTTCGTTCAACAATGCTGTTTGTTCATCTTTTGGCATTGAATCGTTATGGGCAGAGAATCCCATTGTTTGAGAACTCCAAATTTGTGAAAGTTCTTCTTTACAGATCTCTTGTTCGTTCTTGATTTTCTTAGGTGCTAAGATAACTTCTGAAAGTGTAACCGCTCCCGTTGGTGTGAATCCACAAGCATAATCAACACGCCCGTTAGCGTATGAAATCTTACGTAAAGACATTTGATATTTAATGTTCGGTAGAACTGTAACCAATTTCTTCGTTAATGTGTCAGCTTCTTTAAAAGCCTTACCGATGATTGCACCAGCCACTTCGCCGTTATAGTTTGAGTTTACTGTTGTTGTTGTTGCCATTTTTCTTTTGTTTTTTGTTTGTAATTAATTGTTAAAAATTTTGCTTATTTCAAGCCGTTTAAATAGTCCATTAAAGAACCGCCGTTAATAGAACTCAAATTAACATCGTTTGTTTTTTCGGGGTTGTGTTTGATCTCTTTTTCTGCTGGTTCGTCTTCTGCTTTTTTAAGCTCTAAAACTTCCGCTTTAAGTGCTAAAATTTCAGCGTCTTTACCGTTTTCTGTTGCTTCTTCTTCCATTCTTGAAAGCATAGTTTCAACGTTTTTTGTAATCAAGTCTACATCTTCTTTCGAAAAATGTGACTCTCTCGTTACAGCTTCAACGATTTTTTTAGCTACTGGCGAAGTGTTAGATTCTGACGCGGCTACTTCTTCGGTTGGTTTTTCTTCGGTTGGCGTTTCTTCTTCGGCTGGTTTTTCACCAATAGAGAAAATTACACCTTCTTCCTTAACTACCAAGATTTGCCCGTCTTCTAAAACGTAACCTTCTTCGTTAACTGGTAATGCTGTTCTTTCTTCGTCTTCTGTAACGATAAAGACAGGTTGTCCAGCTTCGAAAACTTCGGCTTCAATAACTGTTACCTTGTCTTCTAATCGCATTGCGGCTAACTCTACCTTAACCTCTGGCGTTTCCTTGACTTCTTCCTTTTTTTCGGCTTTAGTCAATTCCACAACGAAAGCTTTTAGCGAAGTAAGCAAATTTGTTTTTTCACTCATGTTGTTAAAATTTTAAATTTATATTGTTTATGAATAGTTTAACTAAAAATGATTAGTTTTGTTTTATTTTCGAATTCTTATCTTTGTTCTAAAATCCAGTCGGAATTCAATTCTAGTGTTACATTGCTGTTTCCCGAATTGTTTCTAACTTGAAAATAAACGTAGTCGTTTTTATCTAGCGAAATGTTAAACGAGAAGTTAAAAATTGCAACGTCTCGACCACCAACCAAGCTGTTAACCTGTCTTTTTCTTTCTGAAAAATCAACAAAAGAACCCGAAGAATTATCCCACTTCCTAAGCCTTATTCCTAAATCGTTGTTAGCTGTTGATTCAATAACAAAGTTCACATTACACCTGTATTCCCTTGGTGAATCTCCCAAGTGCCGCAACTGACCGCTTGAAGGGCTATCGTAATGCTCTAGATTTGAAGCTGACCAGATAGCATTAATATCGTACCATGTGGAGCCCGCACTAATATTTGTTAGGTTTTCACTTGACACTGTTAATCGACCACCTTCAAAAGTGTTCCCTACACCCCTATTACCTGTGAAGTCGCTAGATAAATCCGATTTGTCTATGTTGCTAAAAATATTCGAATCCGTAGCGTCTGTCGCTCCGTTTCTCGTAAAGATAGCCCCTTTAACTTGTAGCGTTGACGGGTTCGGGAAATTGGAAGGTGCAAAATCCATGAAAGCCGCCAAGTTTGGTAAATCGCAATTTATATCAGTTAGAAATCTAGCTGACATTGAAAAACCAGCACCAGCCTTAAAAAGCGGCTCAGTCATAGAAGACGAAAGAACACGAACAATTGACGTTGTTATTCTAAATCCGTTCCAATTGCCGCGAAGCTCTAAAGATGGTGAACCGCCAAAACGACCCGTACCAGTTTCTAAACCCTGTCTGTAACCGTCAATGTAACCTAGTGAAGCACAGTTATTATAGTTGATTCTTGAAAATTCGAAAGCGTCAAAACCAGTAGCCGATTCAAGCGCGTAAACCTTTGAATTAGAACCAGTTACTTCGATTGCGTAATCAATGCCTAAAACGTTACCGCTACCGCCAACAGGAGATGTAAACATTGTGTAATTTGGGTCGCTACAAACCATCTTGGATACGTCAAAATCAAAACCTTTAATATTAACCCCTCCCGCTGGAACTTCAATGGTTACGCCGCTCATATCAATGACACCGTCTAAGAAATATTCTTTACCCGAGTCAATTAAACCGCCCAGCGTTGTAGCTACGTTTTCTTGATTTACAATTATTCTACTTTGAAAAGCTGTTGATTCGGGAGTTTCAGCTAATGCCGCCCAGCTTGAACCGTTCCAGCCTTCGTAGCGCCCATTGCTAGAATTGAAAATTAACGCTTTTTGACCTTCAACTATTGCTAAATCTTCATTTGATAAGGTTTCAATTGGCGTTTGGTACTGCGTGTTGTGTTGTGTAGCCATTATTTCGCACCGTTTAAGAGGTTCATTACCTCGGTTAATATTTCGTTGTCTGAAAGCTCTACTTTAGACTGTTTAAGTTGCTCGAATCCTTTGTAAAGTGCTTCAATAGAAAACCCTTTGTAAGTTCCGTTCTTAGCTTTTTCATATTCCTCGTTGTTGTAAAGCTTCATCATAATTACCCACTCGCCGCCCTTCGCGCCTAAGTTGTATAAATTAGACTTATCGTTTTTTGGGTCTTCTACAATCCACGATTCAATTACGCAACAGCCTTTTACGGGTTTTTTATGCTCACTTGTAACGTTTGCGTTGTTGAGATTTTTCATGTAAAGTTCAGCCGTTTTAGCTACGGTTGGCGCACTCATAAAAATGTTGAAAGTCTTACCGTTTTGTTTACGAAGAATTTCCTTATCGGGAACAAGCGCGAAACCTACAACTATTCTTCGTTCGTCGTCTATTCCAGTAGTTTTAAATTCGTATAGATCGTTGTCAACTTCTGACAATGCTACAAAGTCTTCCTCTGTTGCTGGTGAATTCACCAAGCTAATCGCAAAAGCCCCGTCGTTAGCTTCGTCACGTATTGTTAACTCTATTGTTTCGATTTGCTCACTCATTGTTAATTATTTATTAGGTTACATATTAGATATGAATAACACTAATCTGTTTTATTTACAGACTAGCGTTATCAATTTTATTCCTGTCTAAACTCTGTTGTGTTGTCACTTCTGAACCTACTACAAACGCTTGTACAGGCGGTTGATTTCCTAACGATTCAGCTAGTTGATTCGTTCCACTATCACCGACAACGTTAAAGCTTGCGGGTTGAGAACCACCACCGCCAACAGCACCGACAGAAGGCGCAGAAGGCGCAGAACCACCGCCACCGCCACCGCCGCCGCTTTTGTATTTTGACGTTGCGATTTTACCGATGTTAATTGCAGTTGTACCAGCCGCCAAAGCTAAAGAGGCGATACCAGCGGGGTTAGGAATTGGTCCGATTGCGATAGGAGATTGAGCCAAAGAACTAGTGATAGCGCGAAAACCGTCAATAACTGCCATACCTAACTGCAACCCTTTATTTATGTTAAATTGTCGCTTTGCTCTTTTCTCTTTGCTTGCGTCGTCTTGCTTTCCGATGTTGTTAGATATTTCGAAAATGCCTTGCGCCAAACTATTAACAGAACTTGCGTAATCTTGTGCTGTCTGTATCTTCTTGTCGAAACTTGCTTGTTGTCGTTCATTTTCTCTCGCCGCGTCAGCATCTTTAAGCGCGTTAAGTTCCTCAGACTGAGCCAATTCCAATTCCATTTCAAGTTCTTTATTTCCTACGGCTAAAGCAAATTTTACTTCGTAATCCGCTACAATCGCTTCAATTTCCGCTTCACTATCTGTATTTTTTAGACTGTTAAGAAGTTTAAATTGTTCGTCTTGTCTCGCGTATTCTTCTTCAAGTCTTTTAGCTTCTTGCTCGTTGATATTGATTAGTTCCGCTTCACGTTTTGCGGCTCTATCTAATACAATTTCATCTTCGGCTTCTTGTTGAAGTGTTTCGTAACTCGCTATAATATCTCTACGCTCACTTTGTAGCAACGTTTGATTCTTTTTAGTATCTTCTATTAACCTTTCGAATTTAATGTTGTTAGCGGTGATTTCGTCGCCTTCGATTTGGTCGTGTAAATCTTGCGCCAACCTACGCGCACTTATGCGATTTTTATTGTAAGTTTTCCAAGCTGCTAACCTTTTTTGTTGTTGCTTTTCCTCTTCGGCTGCTCTCTTCTCTTCTTCTGATTTCAAAAAATCCGAATAACTTTTTTCTTCTTCCCTTCTTGATAAGTTGAATTCTTCGTTATTTAGTTTTAATTCTGCTATTCTTGCCTTGTCCGTCTTTATGCGATCCTTTATAGATTTAGCTGTTTCGTTGTCTTCTTCTTTTAAAGCTTGCTCATATAGCTCTAATTGTTTATTATACCCATTCTTTAAGGATATTAGTTCTACAACTCTTTCACTTTCTTCTTCGCCTAGTCTTTTTAATCTTGCCTCGTGTTTTTCTTTTTCACTAGCTTCTAGGATTTCAAGCTCTCGCATTCTGCTTTCATGCAGCTTAGCACTCACAACTCTTAGTCTTTCCAGTGCCGCTGCTTGTCTGTCTAAACTAGCATTCAACTCTTCGCTTTTTTCCGCTGCCGTTTCAGAATCAGAAGAAAAGAAAGCAAAAGCCGCAGCTAAAGCAGCAAAAGCAGCTATAAGTATAAACACAGGGTTTAGGCTCATAACAAAGTTCAGAACTTGCATTGCACCAGCGCCAACAATTTGCGCGGCTGCTAATGCTTTTTGCGCTAACGTAACACCTTTAGTTGCACCAGCAGCACGAACTTCGGCGGCGGCTAAGATGTTTGTACGAACCGTTCGAACCTTTAAACCTAACGCCGTTTCGTCACTTAAAGCATTCGCAACGGAATTAACACCGTTTAAGATGGATTGAACCGCCATCATTTTCTGAATGCCTTTTGTAATTTCTTCGTTCTCTGAGCCTAACAATTGAGTAACGCCTATCGCACCTTGTGCCGCGCCACCCATTGCTTGAAAGGCTTGTACACCTAATTGCAAATTGGGGAAATCCGCTGACATTGCTTTGGTTGCCGCTTTCGCGTTGTTTACTTGATCTTTTAAAACACCCGCTTCTTTTGCAAGCTTCTGAAATTGAGGACTCCCAACGTCTCCAATGTCTGCCATTTCGTCCTCTAATTCTCGTAAACGTGTCTTTACAGACTTCACAGCCTCACCTGTCTTCGCTGATTCTTTTTGAAATTTCTTCAAATTCTCACCGTCAAAAGTCTTGTCGGCTTGTTTGTCGATGTCTTTTAAATTCTGCTCGATGCTCTCTAAATCCTTATCTAATTTCTTAGTGCCTTTAGATTGTATGTCAACTTGTACTACTTTCTTAACCATGCTTTTTGTCTTTTAATTTGTTCGCTTTTTTCCTTGATGGTTTGGGGTAATTTGTACAACCCCTTTGCAATTTCTATGTTTTTAGTTGCTCCGTAATAGTTATGATCGTTAAGAAGCTGTATTAAGTTGTCTATCATATTAAAATATTATCTAATCCCTCTGTTAATAATTCACCGCCATTTTCAAGCAACAATTTGAAACCGCTTTTTTCCTGTGAAATAGAAATGTATTCCTCACTTTCTAGTTCTCCGTTAGACTTGTAATAGCTAACTTTTATTGTTTGGTTTCGCCGTTCGTCCGTGTTGTTATTTGGTATCGTAATTGTTAAACTAGATTCAGTTAAAAATGTTTTAGGTAACGTTGGAGAGAAAACAACAAAAGGCGGTTCTATCGGCTCGTGAACTATTACCCAGCCCCCGCCTTTAGTCGGTCGTATAGGTACAACAATTTCCCCGCCCGTATGCGGTACGCTTGGCGGTAATGATGGTATTTTTGAATGTTTAGTAATCCAATCAGAAATTAAAACCAACTTAACCAGCCCGCTTGTTAAATCTGTCGTCATGTCGTTAATTCTATACTTCTTATCTCGTATCAATATCGCGTCATCTAGCGTTAATCTAGTTAGTATATCTAGCGGTAAAACACACTTAACCGTAACTATTCGCGTTTTAGGGTCGAACAAATTTACTAGATACGGTTGATAATAAGTACTATACAATGAGTTTTCAGCGGTTGTAAGGGTTAAAGAACTAAGTTCTTCACCGAAATTCATTGAATTACTAGCCGTGTTGTACTCCGTTTCCTGTCCAAACGGTACGTAACTAGACACTTGACTATTACTAAAACCGTTATTAAACTGGAAGTTACACACTTTTGAAGTGCCTAAATACAATTTTACAGGCTTAGGAATGTAATCTTTATAGTCAGGCGCTTTGGTTAAGCAGTAGCCGACCTGTAGATTACCGTTAATAGTATCGAAATTATTGAATAACATCGTTTCAAAAGGTATTTTAACCGAATATTTACCCCCGTCATGATTGGGGAATATCTGTTTCAAGTCTCCGTAGCTTCTATTGTTGAACTCTTTAAAGGCTTCATTCATAAAAGACTTCGATTTGGCGAATTCAAAAGCTATTTCGTTGTACAATTTAGCTCTATCAACCTGAACCTTCTTAGTGTCAACGTATTGCGTTATGTCAACCGTTTCACCGTTCGCGTACCAATCCGCTAATGGTTCGATTTGAAACGTTTCTACGTCTCTGGTTGGGTAACATGTAAGGTTGAACTCCTTTAAAGTACCGTTAAACCAATCTAATATCTTCATATCGGGCGCGGTTGTATTGAAATCAAACGCAGTTCCAACCGTTACGCTAGTACTTACCAATGAATCTTCTTGCCAAATGCCTATCGAACTATCAGTTCTAATATACTTTGCATATAATCTGTAACGGAAATCTAAGTTCACATCGTAACCCCCTTTAACACCTCTCATTTTGAATGTGTATTCGTCGTTAGTTCCATAAGCATTCAACAAGAAAGGTAAAACCGTTTCGCTTTGTCCACCACTGAAAGTAAAATCTTCGTAAGAATTAACTAAAGTTCCATTCTTGAAAACGTCCAACGTGTAAAAATCTACAATTGCCGGTACTGGATTCATGTAAACTTTAATACTTTGCCACTCTTGACCAATCCAATTTTGGAACAATGGCGGTTGCGGAATGCTTGACATATCAACATACTTAATGTCTATCTTGCTGAATGCTATAGGGTTGTATGGTAAATTTGGATTAACTAAACTACCTAATTCGTTAAATAAAATGTCTACGGGTTGAGTTGTAAAGCCAGCAGTTCCAGCGGGGTTAATACTTCTGTTTTTCCACCATGTAAAAGAATTGATCAACCTATCATTGGTTAAAAAATTTCCTTCAAAAGTAACGTTATATTTTGACGCGATCAATTGCATTATTTTTGCGTCGCTTATGGCTGGAAATAATTCTTCGTAATCAATTGCGTGTGCTGGCAAATCAATACCGCTACCATCGTCGTAAGTCCAAACGCGCTTACTTGAAATCAAAGGAAAACGTACATCTAATTGTGCTGTATTCGTCATGGAGTCTTTAACCGCGTCACCGCTATACGTGAAAGGTGTAGAAGTAAAATCTAAGTCTTTCAATTTGTCTTCACCGAAGCGATCTTTTAAAGTTACAACGTCACCGAAGAAACTAATTTTATAGCTTTCAACTTGTCCGTTCTTAACTATCGCGCCTTCTAACTGAATTTTTCCCTCTCTAAAAGCTGTATGGTCAATCTCTATACGTGCGTCTAATCTAACATTAGCGTTCAAAACTCCTAAATCGTTATTGTAGTAATGACCTAGAATTGGGTTATTGATTACGTCGGCTGGAACTGTAAACGTTTGCGAAAAGTCCGTGAAAATTTTGGATATGTTCTTGATATCCTGAACCGTTGATTTGATACTAATCTTTTCATCTTTGAAGAGGTTAATTCTTTGGTTTTCTATGTATATTTGAACTTTTCTCATGCTATGAATTGTAATTTAAAGTGCTGTGTGCATAATTAAACTCTAATTTGTAGTTAATGTTTTTATTGTTAATATTCTCTTGTAATTCGGTAGACTTAGTTTTAAGCACTACGGGCTTATTCTCTAACTTTATGTGTTCACTGTGCATTAGTTCCGCAATAGTCTGTTTATAGCTCTCTAAAACCCAACCAGTATTCACCGTTATACTTTCGTTTCCGTTGATGTTAAAAGATTGTGTAACGTTTTCGTCAGGGCTATAGTCAACGCTTGAAGGCATCATATTAAAATCTTTAGTCTTAACGCTTATCTTAGTTTTAGAAGCCTTAAAGAAAACGATTCTTTGCCAAGCTCCATTCTTGTTAACGAACTCACACTTTATAGGTGTGTATTTTGGTTCACATGACGGTATAAACTTATACTGAGCAATTACGCTTACGCCTTGGTAAATCTTAACGTTAGCACCAACAGAAGCTAAAACAGGGTGAACGTTAGGCATGTTGTTAACCTCGTTAGATATTAACGTTGAAAACGTAGGAGACCCGTCTGGGTGCGCATACTCTATGTACATATCATTCAATGAAGGGTCCGGATTCCAAACAGTTAAGTTACCTAAACCGTTTGTTTCTTCCGTGTAATACGTTCCTTCTGTCATTAATGAAAGCGGCGGCGTTGGGTTGTTTCCTTCTTGATGCCAACCGAAACCGTCAAAGCAAATATACTTGTAAGTGAATCCCGCTAAGTTATCTTCCAATACGCCGTCTAAATAAACTTTAACGTAGCAATAGCAATAGTGCGCCGCTGGTGTTTCAACCACCGTAGGAACTTGCGCGGGTGTACTAAAATTAATAAACTTTCTAATCCACGGTGCAATGTCGTAAGTGTTCTCAGTTATTAACGTGCTAGGTATCGGCTTTTCTAGTATGTAAGTTGGTGCAACTGGAAAGCCCGAAGGTGAATTGAACATGTGTAATTGAACCCTAGTAACTTGACCAGCCGAACCTGCCACGCTTACATGTCGTGGACTTCTTAAAAAAATTGGTGAATGTAGTATCATTTTCTTTTGTTTTTATTTAATGAGTGTTCTAATAAGTTGTCAATATCAAGCCCGAATCTCTCTACGAGTTCGTTAGGCAATCTTTTAAAGGCGGCTTCAAATGGCTTAGTAAAAAACATTGTTGGTGCTTGTCCTTTATTATACTTACTTCGTGCCATTATGTAACCCATAGATTGATGCGACATAAATTTACCCGTCTTTTTATCTTTCCATTGAAAGCCCTTACGCTTGGCGTACTCTGTCATTATCTCGCTTAAAGACTTTCCACCCGTAGAACTTCCAGTACCAAAGCGAAAAGGTGAATTCGGGGCGCGTGAACTTGACTCTTTACCCTTAACACCTTGGTCTAAGTATGAACCGTACTCTTCCATAAAGAACGCGAGACTAAACGAATTCTTTCCTACCGTTACTTCTTTACCTAATGAGTTGTAAAGTGCGTTAGAATCGTTCTTGCCCTTCTTTGTGAGGTTTTGACGCGCACCCTTAACGACGTTCATTGCAAAATTATTTAGATATTTTCTTGTTTCGTCGCTCATTTAGTTTAACTTTGTACTTTAATAACCAATTAACTTTTAATTATGACTTACTATTTTTACTATGACGTTCACGGTTTTAACATCATATATCTGTATCCAGACTATTTTTAACAAATCGTCATAGTGTTCGCGTAGATTACGTCAAAAGTTGAAGTCCAACCAGCTAAATAGTTTTCAAAACGATCTGTCCAAGGCTGTATATCGGGTTGCCCGTCTAATTGAAACGTGCCGCCGTAATTATCACCCCTGTAAAAGTCTTCAATAGTCTTTACCGCCACGGCTAATTGAGTGTTTAAAATGTCGTGTTCGTCTGAATTACCTTTGAAGTCGTCAGTGGCTTTGTTGCTGGTTTGGTTTTCAATATCCATGTGAAGAATTGAAACGTTAAACCGTAGCGTATTACCTTCGTGGTTTACGCTGTTAATCATAACGTGAGACAATGGGAACAATGTACGTTTATTAATGTCTACGTTAAAAATTGAACCCTCTGTTACACTCGTAACGTTTGGGTTTGCTTCTAAACTGTCTTTAAGAATCTTGATTATATCGTAATATCCTGTCATGCTTTTGGTATTTGATTTTGAATTAAACTTTTTTCAATGTCGCCTTTTCCTTTGAGAAAGTCGAGGTATGTGAGTGCAGACATGAGACCACCTCTAGTGGCATTTTCAATTTGCTGATAATCTGAATTAGCGAGGGCATATACGCTAGAGTACCAGCCCCATTTTCTGTTAAATTGTGCAGTTCTTGAGTAGTCAGTTCCTTCGTTATTTCCTGTACTGAATAAGTCAGGGAATGCCTTAATAATTCGCTCCCTAAATTGTAAAAAAAAACCATAGAACCTAATGCAGCTTCTAGCGGTAACGTTTTCATATCTTCGCCGTATTTATCCGAGCCGTGATAGTCTTCTATTAGATATTCTTCCTTTCGCCGCTTGGTTACAGGTCGATACATAACCGCCATTGCTTTGTGCATATCGTCCCACTCGTTAATATACTTATCGAGGTCGATATATTCGCCGAAACTCATATTTTTCATGTCGTTAAGAAATCCGAATTCTTTACCGTCTACTTTTACAAGCGGGTGCAATCTTGAATCCATTGCGAACAGTGTATTAATATCGCCGCTTATCTCTCGAATGTCCTGTAATCGAATATAACGAACTGATTCAATATTAAGCTTACAGAACACCGACACGTTAAGCTGTGCGAGTTCGTCACCTTCAAGGTGTTTAGCTTGCTTTAAATAGTTTTGATATTGTCCTAACGTAATTTCTGCTAGGCTCTGAGGTGCTGTGATTTGTTTTTCCATAACCGTTAGACTAATAACAGTTAGATTTGTTTCAAAGAAAAAAGACACTATCAATTAAGATAGTGCCTTTCGTTTGTTGTTGTTGTTTGATGTTTAGAACCAAACCGTTATCGAAGCCGTTGGAGGAATGAACACACCAACCGCACGAATTACTTCGCCTTTGTACGGTGCTTCAAAGTCTTGATTGATGAATTGAACCAAGTTAACAACCCACGCGATAATGAAATAAACCCAAATCGCAAATACTAATAATGCACTTTTCATAAAA